GAGTCGTTTGTTGGTATCAATCGTAAGAAAACAAACTGGAAAGTTTTGAAAAAGAATTTACCATTATAATTCTCTATATTCAATTTGAACTGTGGATTGTTCAATCTGATCATATTCTCAACACCATTATTATCTAAAATATTTGAAAACGGATTTATAACATAATTATCAACATTACTGTGTATAAATTTATATGGTTGTGTTAGAGATATTGTCTCAGTGTAATCGTTGAGTTCTGGATTTCTAAAAGAGAGCATATCCAGAATTGTTAAATACGATGTTCCACAATAATCTGTAGAATCGAACTGCTTATTATTCGAATACAATTTAAATGGCAAACCTCTACCAATAATCGGATACTGCAAGTTCTTTATTTGATCATTCTCTTCACTATCATAATATATATTTCTAAATCCACCACCCGTAATAGCTTTTTGTAAACTCTTGTTGTATATAATAACCTCCTCCTTATTTGTTGTAACAATGTGACCAGATGAGTTGAAAAAGTAACTATTGTAATTACCACTACTCAATTTAAGTTCAAACCTTAAAAAATCAACATCATTACCATCCAAGTTCGGAATCTTAATAGTATCAAAGAATCTATATGTACTTACATATTCAGGTATATTTGTTGTTCCAAAATAGTCCTGATATATACCTTGGTTGAAGAAACAGGTATTATTAATTAAATCACTAAAAATTCCGGCAATCGAACTCACATTGTTCATTATTAATGGATAAGGATCTGTTGTTGATAGATTCTGAAGATCATTTCCCGCTCTTACAATAACGTATATTCTGTCTGGGATTAGTGAATATGGGCTAGTTGTGAAACTTCCAAATGTGAATTCACTAGTGGCAGGTGTTATTTCATGAACTGTTTGAACAGCCAATATATTTATCTCCTCTATTCTATTTATTATATTAACAATATGTGTATTGATATCTATTGAACAGTAAAGTAACATATTGTTTTTTAAAGATTTTGCTGATTTATAAGGTTCTTCTATATATCTTCTAGTCAAATTGTACAGAGGTGCATATCCATCCGTTTCGTTTGGATTTGGATCGTTCAACTCAATAAAATCAGGATCGTACATATTCTTTGACCCATGTGCAACATTACTGTTTAACTGATTTTTAAAAAAAATTGGAAATTCATCAACAGATATATAACATTCGGGAAATTTGTACATATATATCAACTGTTTCAAATTATCAGTCTTATTTATTAGTGCATAATTTGAAAAGAATATCTCACTATCCTTTGTCGGTATAAGTTTATTATCAGATCCAGACTCTGTCAAATCTGTTTGATTTGGATATCCCCATACAATGTAATTGTTTTGGGTATTGATATTTGGTATTGAATTTGAAAAAGAGAAATCTTTTAAAACTATTTTTTGAATATTCTCAAAATTCTTAGCAAAATCTATAGTGTAATTGTTAGGTATAATAGCTGTACTTATTCTTCTATCCGTACTATTAACAGATATTGCAGTTCTCTTCCATTTAAAATATTTGTCCTCCGCTAAGTCTTTCACACTATCACTCAAAATTGGATAACTGTTCTTATTAACATTTGGCGGAAAAGGATTAGCATTGGCTTTATTAACAGGTATTGAATCATTCGTAAATAAATTCCTTGTGAGTAAATTACGGACATTACTCTTATTTTTTAACATATTGTTCTTGTAATTATCAAAACTTTTGATATTCTTATCAACATCCTTCTTAGATACAATCTTATTAGGAATGTATCTATTTGTATACAAAAGATCATTTCCATTCATAATAAATAGTATATATAATTTATCTACTTTTTATACCACAAATGGATTTTATAAAAATATTGATGTAATTGATGTAATTGATTACAAGCTTAGTTTAATCTTCTTCTTAGTTTTTCTTGCCTTTATCTTCTTCTTACTTCCACTCTCAACTTTTCCTCCAGATTCCATCTCCTTTTGGAACTCCTTCATACTCTTTGCATAGACCTTCTTGAACTCTTCAATATCCTCTCTCCACAGATCAAATTCCGTCTTCTGTTCCAACTCTTCATACTCAGTCTCCTTATTCTCATGAAGTTTCATTAACTCTGCAATCTTCTTCGCAGTCAATGTTCTGATCATCATGTTCAGAAGATAATCGTATGTTAGTTCACAATCCTCATCATCCAGATTCTTACTATCCTTCGGAAACTTAATATATCCCCTCGTTTCCAACTGTTCATATATATCATCATCCTCTCTCTCCACAATAACAATATCTCCAGAGATGAACTCCTTAATGAACTTGATCTTCATCTCATAAATGTCCAATTCACGTCTGATCAACTTCAACATATACTCCCTCCTCATAATGTAGTAACACTTCCTGATAATGAAGAACTCCTTCAATATACTATCCACATCGTCATACTTTGTCAACACACCCTTGTTATTGTACAAGTGCATGTTACCGTATGAAGAGTTTTTCTCATCAGTCAATTTCAACACAACTTCCAACATATCGTTATCAATCAAATCATTTAATACAGCTTTTCTGAAAGTCAATGTGAAATCAACCTTAGTCTCTGTGCAATTCGATTTGTAATTCGTCAAGCACTGCTTCTTCTTATTCTTCGCATCAGCTGTACTATCATAAATCAATGTCTCAATGAAATTCTTATACTTCTCTGTCCAAGTTCCAATTGGCAACTCAGTAATTCTAACAGTCGTCGGACTTGTTCTCTCCCAAACACCCCTGTTCACAAAGATGTGATTACCATATTCATTAACTCTCTTGAAACTAACCTCTCCTTCAAAACCTCTGAACCATGGCTTCATAGTCTTAATCTTCTTTCCATCCATCAATCTCAATATGTTCTCACACATATCCAAAGGATTGTGTGGCGGAATGTTAGTACTGAAACCCGTTCCAATACCAACTGCACCATTGATCAAAATCATTGGCAATATTGGCACATAGAATTTTGGCTCTATCAACTCCCCATCATCTATTCTGTAATCCAAAAGCGGATTGTCATTACTGTTGTGCAATACAGTCGACAACTCATGCATTCTAGTCCAAATATAACGAGAAGCAGCAGCATCTTTACCACCTTGCAATCGCGTACCAAATTGACCATTCGGAACAAACTGTTCAATATTATTAGAACCAACAAAGTTCTGTGCCATTCCAATAATACAATCCTGTAAACTCTTCTCTCCATGATGATATCCAGCATGTTCACTGACATAACCAGCGAACTGTGCAACCTTAATATCCTTCTTCAAATTCCTCTTAATTCCTGCATACATAATCTTTCTCTGTGAAACCTTCAATCCATCACAAATTGATGGAATCGCTCTCTCACAAGCATAATTCGAAAAGTGAATCAGCTCCCTGTTAATGAAATCCGTCAATCGAATAGCTTTTTCACTCTGTTCAATAATATTATTTCTATCATATTTGTTCAACCAATCTTTTCTAGCATTCTTCTTATCCGATGCAAATGCCAAATTCATAGCATCATCACAATCGTTTTTCATATACAAATCACCATCATCATTGATATCCTCCTCCTCTGGCGAGTATGTGTAAACAATCTTCTTATTCTCAAAATCTGTGAAATACTCCTTTGCTTCCTTAGAAGTACTTGTACCCAGACCTTTGTAATACTTGGGCTTACCCCATCCCTTTTGATCGGTCTTTTTCAACCAGTCATTGTATTCTGACATAGTGTAGAACTCCTTTGTTACTTTTCCCTTAGTAACTTTAACAATCGGTGTTACCAATGAGATAATGAATTCAGGAATATCCTCTATAACTTCTGGAAAGAGATAATGAAAGATATTCAACACCAATCCCTTAATATGTGATCCATCATAATCTTGATCAGCAAATATCATCACTCTACCATATCTCAACTTACTCTTCAGTAATTCAATCTTCTTATCCCTTGTTGAAATCTTTGTCAACATTCCCAAAGTCAATCCCAAAATCTTCAAAAGAGCTTCAATTTCCTTATTCTTCTTGATTGCCTCTATATCTGTATCTCTGACATTCAATGGTTTACCCTTCAATGGGAAAACACCGAAATAATCTCTTCCAACAACTGACAATCCAGAAACTGCCAATGTCTTAGCTGAATCTCCCTCAGTCAGAATCAGAGTACACTTCATAGATTCCTCCGTTCCTGCCATATTGGCATCATCCAACTTTTCAATACCTTTCAAAAACTTACTCTTAACAGTTATGGTTTTACCACCACCAAGTTCAGTCTTGAACTGACTCAGTTTAAGAGCACGATCAACAAGTGATGTCTTCATAAGTTTATCAATCTCTTTATCACCAATTTCAAATTTTGACCCAAACTTTGAAGGAGGTGTCGTCAAATACTCCTTAATCTGACTATTGAAAGACGGATTCTCAATCAAACTTCTCAGGAAAATAAACATATTATCCTTCAAATTATCTTGAGTGATCTTGATGTTCTTCTTCCGTTTGTAACCCTTCTTCTTAATCACATTCTGAATCTTCCTCGCAATCTGTTTAGAAACTGTATCAACGTGCTTTCCACCACTGACTGTGTAGATACCATTAACAAAGGATATATGCTCAAACTTTGTTTCCGGATTCACAACCACACAAACCTCCCAACGACCACATGGACTAGCATGATAAATCTTCTCAACTTTTCCATCAAAATAGAACTTGATGTATTTATCCAATGTTTTACAATCGATCTTTTCACCATTCAGATGAACATTGACACTCTTACCTGTACAGGCGGCAATATCAACAACTCTCTTCTTCATAAGTGCAACAGTATCCTCTTCCAACTTAGTCATTTTGAACCAAGACAGATCCGGAACAAATGTGATCTTTGTATAAGGCTTTCCACTGAACTTTGTGATTTTCGGTTCAGTTTTATCCTTCATGTTGTTGGTGAATGTTTGGATGTACTTCTTCTTCTGATTGGAATCGACAGTCTCAATGGTAAACTCTTTAGAGAAAATGTTGGTTAACTTAGCACCAAAACCATTCTTACCACCAGTCAGTTTCTTGGCATTCTTCTTATAATTAGAAGATGACAAAAGCTTACTGAAGATCATTTCCGGCACATACATATTCTCTTTTTTATGAATCTCTACTGGAATACCCTCACCATTATTGTAAACAGTGATTCGATTGTTATTAACATCTATATCAACTTTGATGGATGTTACTTGATGAAGAACCGACGGATTCTGACTCAATCTAGTATATTGATCAATCGCATTAACGATAATCTCATCATAGATTTTGTACAATCCTGGAACATACTTAATTGTTTTGTTCACAATTCTATCATCTTCCAAAATCCAACAGTTGCTATCAGCCTTCTCTGTAGACCCAATATAAGAGTCTGGCAAATCAACAATGTGAGTGTAAAGATCCTTAGTTTCAAATTCTTCCTCAACTGTTTGTTTAACCATAATATAATTATATAATAAATCTTTAATATATAATTTTTGATCTAGAAAGATTCATTTTTATTTTTTTTACCAAAGAAATCTTACAAAATACAAAGTATTTTTTACAGACTTCCAAAGTATCTAGCAGTACCACCAATAGGTCCATTCCACGTGGATGCCATTGTATAGTATGCAAGTAATAGTAATTGTAACAGATCGTTGAAAACAACTGCGATCTTAGAAACAACTTGATAAATAACAACCAATAGTTGTGCTATTCTTCCATAAGCTTTGAATATCTTTGTAGCAACATCTTTGAGATCACTGAAAGCGTTCTTCTCCATATCCTGGATCTTTGTTCTGATACTGTTTACATCTTTACTTATGGATGATGTTATATCTGTTAGAAGAGAAACATTACTATTTGTGGATGATATGCTTGAACTGAACATGGATGAGAACTTTCCTGCGTCACAATTCTCTGAATTTTGAGTTGATGATATATTTTTTGGACCGAATATAGGATGAAGAATTTGTCCAAGAGGGGTGCATTTAATTTTCGGCCAACATTTTCTAATTCTCGATCTCAAACAGATGACTTTATAAACTGGTGCACCGATAGCACCTGCACATAAAATACTGACAATAACATTCGTTGCCATAACTACTTATTATTTAGATTTTAATTTATTCGGTAGTTATAATCTCAATATTTTTTTTGAATTAGAATGTATATAAAATGGATAGTGGATTTAGCACAATTTCAGAAGAGATACTATTTCTCAAAGGCGTCATGCGTGGATACTATATAGGAAAGAGAAACCTTTCTCTCAATGTCAACAGCATAATGAGTAAAATCAAAACACTCGAAAAAAACAAAGAAGCCGAAGCTCAACAAGCTGAGACACAACAACCTGAAACAACATCTCAATCTGAACAAAATGATGAAATGAATTTGGAAGTTACAGAGAAGAACGTTTTGAAACTTGAACAGGACAAAGAGAAATTCTTTGAAGAGTACAAAAAAAATCTAAATCTGTACGATGTTATCAAGAGAAAAGCCAACACTTACAGACACATAAATGTCAACAAACTTAACAACATCTTGAAATCTTATTTGTCAAAAATTGAAGAGTATAAACAGAAGATAGATAATATCGAAAATTTCATGAAAGATAACAATGTTGATGATAAAAAGATCGTGTGGGGACTCTTGAAACATTCTAAGAGTATCATCAAATTCATAGATACAAATCATATCAAATATAGAGACGATCCATTAGTTTTTAAAAGTATCATTCTCACTATGTACAAAAAGAACTACAATGTTATTGACATGGAAGGTAGTTTCCTAAATATTAAGAAGATCCTCGATCTACACTTCAGTATGTCCAAGAATGACTCATTCGATAACTACAATTTCTATTTGGAAGACGATGAACTCAAAATAAAGAGAGTCAAAGAAGTTCCACAAGAAAAACAATTACCAAATATTCAAGAAGATAAAAATCCACAGGCAGATCTCCCAGAAGAAAGTGAAGAAGAGCTTCCAGAAGAAAGTGAAGAAGAAGTTGCAGAAGAGTACAAAGAAGAAGAGCTTCCAGAAGAAAGTGAAGAAGAAGTTGTAGAAGAGAGCAAAGAAGAAGAGCTTCCAGAAGAAAGTGAAGAAGAAGTTGTAGAAGAGAGTGAACAGGAAGAAGAGCTTCCAGAAGAAAGTGAAGAAGAAGTTGTAGAAGAGAGTGAACAGGAAGAAGAGCTTCCAGAAGAAAGTGAAGAAGAAGTTGTAGAGGAGAGTGAACAGGAAGAAGAGCTTCCAGAAGAAAGTGAAGAAGAAGAAG